AAATACGAAAGTAGGAGATAAACACCTATGATTAGTATTTACCTCCTACTCGATTATGTGTGCAAAAAAACGTACCTTTGCGGTCAAAAAGAGGGCATGTCGAGACGAGGCAGAAATAAGGAACTCATCAGGAAGCGTGACGAGCAACTTTGCCGCCGCTACTATTATTGGACGGAGAAACAACGTCTTCGTTTCGATGATGCCTTGCGCATACTCTCCGAGCAGGAGTTCTTTATCAGCGAGGAGCGCATCATGGCCATTATCCGCCGTCACTGCCATGAGTTGAAGGACATTGACGTGAATCCTGTCCCGAAGGTAAAGAAACCCCGACTCACCCCTCAACAGTTGGAGTTGTTTGAAGTGCAGGATGCTAACAGTTGACATTAGCCGAGTCGTCGTTCACCTCAAACTCAAAGATATATTCATACACCTTAATCCCCCCTGGCATAGCATAGAACCTCGTCTTGGTTCTGTACATCGGCCCCATGTCGCTGAGAGGTCTGAAGCACTGGAGTGAGGTGTATAGTTTGTTTGCCATTTGCAGACGCTCCGCCACCTTGTCCTCAGTTCCTGAACCGTAGTGCGTGTCATCGTAGCAGTCTATGGCCAGACGTGCCGACATCTTCACCACTCCCTTTTGTGTACCCATGCCGATGTCGTTCCAGTCCGCCTCAACGTTGCCGATCAGCACACATGGGAAAGTCACGGGATAGGTGTCTTCCTCCGTTTCCAGTTGTCCGTAGTCCTCATCGACGAGCGAGAGTTCCGGCATTTCCTCCGTAATGAGTTGGAGGATCTTGATAAATAGTTCTTCCATATATCTACAAGTTTAATGTTTGACTTAGTTCTTTATCGATGCGTTCCCTGATGCGCTGGTTCAGTTCCTCGCTCTCTCCGATGAACTGTCGCTGTGGAATGCGGACACGGAGTCTTTTCTTTTTAGTCAGAGCCAGTCCTTTCCAGAATTGTGCAGACGGGGTTTCCACCTTTGGGGCAGACTTCGTGTTTTTGGGCTTTCTTTTGCCCCCTGTCGGCTTTTTGCTTGTTCCTTGGGTATGGTAATACATGACCCACGCAAAACGTCTCATACGCGCCGTAACGGTCGGGTTTGTCTCTCCTCCCCAGTTGTGTATGGGAGCGTATGGCAGGTCGTTTGAGACCAGTACCCTGAAATCAGATGGAACGTATTTGATGGATCCGAAGAGGTGGTTGCGCCGTGAGAGCAGAGGTCCGTACTGTCCGTCCGCCCCTGCGATGCCCGAAGTCTGGCGACGTGTGACCGGCCACTTGCGCAGTCCCCTGTTCTGGAACCCACCCTTGCGGAAGTTCTCCTGGTAGTGGTCTTTCGCCATGCGCCCGACGATAACCGGAAGTTTGCGTCGCATGAGGTTTTCGACTTCTCCAGCCTTGTTTTTCAGTTCGTCTGCTAAATTTTTTACGTCCATTTGCTTGTAATTAAAAATAAAGTTGTATCTTTGCAACGTCCTTAGTGACTACCCGCTGAGTATGCGTGGGGATTGGGCTTTATCGTACCGTCCCATTTTGGCTGTCTTCGGATAGCCTTTTTTTATTGTTCAATACGTTTCCTGAACTCTTTGTAGAAGTTCCTTTCTGAAACCATATACCGTTCCACTGATACCAATTTCTTACCAACCGCTACCAGCACTTCCAATGCCTCGTTATTAGACTCGAAGTATTGTTTGATTTCTGTGGCCATTCGGTTGGTCGGGTATGTCGTGGCCAGATTGAGAAACACCCTGTTCGTCTGTCCTATTGATTCCTCCAGACGAGTACCGATTGAACCTGTACCTGTAATAGTTTTCAGGTCGTACATCTTATAGACCCCTTTACGTAGGAAAATGTAGTCGGCACTTCTGACCCCTTTAGGATTTGGCAGGATAAATACCTTATAACCGTGTCTTACCGCCTTTTCTGCCCCGGCTTTAAGGCTGACATAGTCAGCACTATCCTCACCGATTGCAGACAAGATGCCCTTTTTAACTTTCTTGTATATTTTGAGTTCCGTGAGTTTGCGAAGCTGTGTGATGTAGTCGGCACCCGATAGTTCTGGAAGTTTGGCGAACAGTTCCTTCACGTCAATGCTTTCATTAGCCTTGCCTATCGCCCTGTCAATCCTGGTACAGTGATAGCAGTCTTTCTTGGCATTGGTGAAAAGTACAGACATGGTACCTTTTAATCCGGAATTGAAAGGACAATGGCTGCAGTTACTTGGGAAATACGGATGGTCGTCGCTGAAGACGGCGGCATCCTGTCCCGGATTGCCAGATAGTCCAGGTTGTGGCTGTGATGAAGTCTGAATATCCTCTGGCAGCGGTGTCGCCGGCTCGTCGGTACTGGAGAGGCTACACTTGCAGTTCCATCGGTCTCCCGGTCGGTGTTCCTTCCAGAACTTGTCGTCGATGGGGCGTATGGTTCCCCAGAACGGACGGTGATCCGCTCCCGGATGGGCTGACGTTGACGGCATCCATTTTAGGTTAGGCAGCACGTCACGCTCCCGCTCGAACTGCTTCCAGTCGGCAGCCTGATGCGCCCTGATGATCGCCGTGTCGTATTCCGTCTGGAACCATGAGCGGCACTGGTGGCTGGCGATTGGCTGCACGTCTTTCAACCACTGTTCGAAAGGCTTTAGATTGCCGTTAGAATCCACGAGCCTTGCCGTCATGTCGCGCTGCGCACGGTGCACCTTGAACGCCGAGAACACCTCGTTGGAGTGTCGCAGAGCACTGATGAAGTCATCGTCCGGATTGACACCCTCAAACCCATCTGCCACGGCACGGTCAAATCCCATGCAGAACTCACGGAAAAGATGCTCCTCGATATAGGTGGGCTCTTTTCCTTTCTTGGCGTAGATGTTGCGCAGAGCCTGGAGCAGTATTTCCTCGTCGAAGGCGAAGCCCGACGATGCAGGTTCTGCAGCGTCGTAGTAGAGACGGTTGACTACCAGTCTAAATCCGCCCCGTGCCTCGACGGGGCCCATGCGAAAAAACGCCGCCACCAGTTTTTGAAGCCCTTTTTAGTGGGAGGCTCGTTCAACTTCTTTTTGTCGTCGTCCTCATCATCGTCTTCGTCATGGTGTGGCTGCTGTGCCGCCTGGAGTGCCGCCTGAGCCTGTTGCTCACGGTCGATGCGCTGCTGCTCCTGGGCTGTCTTCTGTGCCTCGTAGTCCTTGGGCTTCTCGATGCCGAACTCCTCATAGAGCCAGTCGTCATCGACGGGCAACTGGAAGTTGGTGCGTAGTTGGGTGAGGATGCTGACCTTCGTGTTCATATCGACATCCTTCTTCTCAGGGAAGCAGAACTCACCTCCCTTCGTGTCAATTCCCATGGACGCGAAAATGTCCGCCATGTCATAGTTGAGGATGTCAAGAATGTAGAGGCGGTCGGACTGTGCCACCTTATCCTCCACCTTCTTGTGTACGGTGCCGAGTGCCTGTGTACCGTTCTCGGAAGACTCAGTGGTCAGGGTGTTGCCGAGGATGAGTTTTGAGATCTCGTTGTTGCAGCGCTCGCACAACTTCTCATAGACCTCCGCGCTGCCGGTCTTGTTCCCAGCCTCCACCAGTTTCAGTTCCGTGTCCTTGCCGTGGATGAATGTGGCCAGGGCACCGAGCGAGTTGGCGTCTTCGAGGGCACGTTTGCGGCTGTCCTCGTCGTCAGTCTCATAGGTGTATTCCTGAATCGGCATACCGAACACCTCGGAGAACTGCGCCCAGTCCGCCGTCGTGTTACGCTTGTATATGACCCAGGGGGCAGCCTTGGCAAGCAGTCCCAGGTCCTCCTCGTCACCTACAAAGAGCAGGTCGGGGTACGTTTCCCATGGTGTGCCTATGATGTCCGTCTGCTGGCGCAGTATCTGACGCCGCACAGGATCTACATGCTTACGCGGTATGAGGTCATAGTCCACCCACTCGCCGTTTCTGTAGAACTGAAGCAGCGAGAATCCCCAGAAGCGCGCATCGAGCAGGTCGGCTATGCAGCGGTTGAACCAGGGCGAGTGTATCTGCTCGTTCACCCTGTCGTCCGGCTTGCCGTTGCGCCGGAACTCGATGTCCGAGCAGAGCACGGCATTCTTCCGTTTGTCGATGACGCATGAGAGGTGCGTGTCGAGCATGATGTCACTGTAGAGGTCATAGAGTTTCGACCGCTGTGAATAGTCCACATTTTCGGCAGCACGTATGGCTGCCATGAAGTCGGCGGTGTCGATGCCGAACCGCTTAGGCTGCGTGAGCAGAATGACCGCCGGCTGTTTCTGTCCCGGACGGGGCACGTTTCCGCTGACGGTGATGCGTCCCCTGCCTTCTTTATTCTTTCGTTTGTTGCTCATAACTTATAGTCTGTTTACACGTTTACGGTTACTCTTGAACATGAGCGAAGCCTTGCTTGCCCTCTCGTCCTCCGGCAGCATCGGCACTCCCTCGATGGATATTTCCTCGTCTGCGACGGCCCTCATCCACTCCACGGCGCGCTCGTAGCGGTCTTTCCGTATTTGTGAGAGCTTCTGCGGATTGTGGATGCAGAAGATATGATATACGGCAATGTCGATGACCATCATGAGTATGAGCTGGTTCCTGTCTTCCCCTGATGCAGAGAAGATGGCGTCGCAGTCATACCGTTTTGACAGGTAGCAACGCATTTCGGCGATGGCCCTGTCCTCACATATCTCGACCAGCGACTGGTCGTCACGGACGAGCGCGTCCAGTATTTCGCGGTGGACGCTTGCGTCGTAGTCTTCAATGTTTACAAATTGGCTCATAGTCTATGCTTGTTTTTCTTACTGATTGAACGTCTGCTTTGTGTAATCGGCCTGTCGGCTTTCTGTGCCGTCTGGTCGATTTTCCTGTTACCACCCTCGACGGCATCGGGACCGTCGGCAGGGTATTTGAGCGAGAGTGTGAAGAGTTTGAACTGCTCCTCCAGTTCCCGCATGTGGGGGTTGTCACGCTCCGCCTCGTTGAGGATCAGGTTCCCCTCGCGGTTCATCGGTTCCAGGTTTGCCTCGATACGGGTTGCCTTGTCCGTCTTCTTCTCCTCGTCACCCTGGATGTAGAGCGTGATGTTCTTCTCTTTGCGTACTTTGCGCACGAGCGGCTTGAACACCTGCTGGAAGAACGGGTCCTGGAGTTTGTTGTTCTCCATCCAGCAATAGACGGTGGAGCGTCCGCCTACATATTCAAGCAGCTGGACGTACCAGTCTATGAACTCCGCGTTGAGTGCCTGTGCGAGCCTTGCCTTGATGACATAGAGTTTTCCGTCACGCTTTCCCAGGAGCATGACCGCCTTGAAAGACTTGCCCTTCTTTCCCTTGCTTTCGCCCGGCGCAGGGTCGCCGTATATGACCAGGAACTTGAACTTCGAGAGCGGTGGTACCTTGCCATAGACAACCTCCTTGAAAATCTCCCCCTCTGAAATCGGGTTGTTGAAATACTCGTGCTGCTGACTGAGTGTTGATATTTTCGACAGGGTGCGGTCGATGTCCTCCTCGGTGTTCTTCTCCGGCCATGTGGAGTGTCCGTTCTTGTCACGTATGTTCACGATGTCCCAGTGGTCAGCCATTTCCCCTGCGCGTGTGATGCAGCAGTCCTTGGCTATGATGTTACCGCAGAATATGACCAGTGTCGGCTCGGAGGTTGAGCGTGTCGGATAGAGCGCCTGCTCCCACCATTCCCACCGCTTCTGTATGATGTCGGGGTTCTTGGTGTCCTCGTCGGTGTCGAAGTCGTCAATGAGCAGCACATCGGGGCGTATGGCCTCATTGCGTGATCCACGTGGCGACTGTCCTGCACCGATGGCACGGAACGCCACCCCTGCCTTTGTGATGAACTCATCCTCGGTCCAAGCCCCCAGCGTCTGCTGCTTGCCGTAGTAAGCCTCGATGCGTCCGTTAGCCTCCAGGTTTGCCCTATATGGCGCGAGCAGCCGGACTGCGTTGTCCTTGCTGTTGGAGGTGAGCAGCACATTCCTTTTCTTCCCTGTGAGAACCAGGAAAGAGACGATGAACATAGTGATGGTGGATTTTGCCAGCTCACGGCTCCAGGATAGCACCTCATACCACTCATCGTGCGCAATGATACGCCTGATGGCTTTCTTCTGGAAGTCGGCGAACTCATACTTGGCATAGCCAGGAAAGAAGAACTTGATCCATTCGATGGGGTGCGCCTCCAGATAGATACGGTGCTTCTCCCTCTCGCCGTGGCTCATGTTCTGGTCCACCGGTGTAGAGCGGTATATGTCCTGTTTGTACTGCTCCCAATCGAGGAGCGCGTTTTTGTCGATCTGCTTCATGCTACAAGATAGATTTAATGAATGCGTCAGCGAGCCTTGTCACGTCCTTTGCCTTTTCGAGGTCAACGGGACGCAGGAACTCGATAAATCGCGTCATGACACTGATGACGTCCGCGATGCCCACCTCCGTTTCCATCTGCTTGATGGACTTGGAGAGTTTTCCGATGACATCCGCTTCTGCCGAGGTGGCGAAGCGCTCACCCTCAGGGCGTCCCTCGATGGCCTTGTTCATTTCCGCCACCTGCCTGTAGAGGCTGCGTATCTGTTCCTCCCTTGTGAGCGTGATGCCCACTCGCTGTTCCTCCCACTTGCCGGCACGCACCCAGTTGGAGACCGAGACACGTGATACCCCCACACGGTCGGCAATCTCCTGCTGCGTGAGGTTCTCTTTGAGGTAGAGCGTCTTCGCCCATTCCTTCTTCTGTGTATTTGTCAGTTCCTTAGCCATAAAACTCTTGATTTACTACTGTTTTGCAGTGCAAAGTTGGCCATAATTTTTCGGTTTTGAAAAACGTGTCCGCATGATGACGTTTTATAACGTTATCATTTCATTATAAAGTTGTTATGATAAAATCCCGATTTGCGAGGGTGGAAAAATAACCGCAATTTTGCACCGTAAATCGGGTGCCATTACCCACAAACGAGCGACAGAAACAGATATGAGGCAATTTTTCAACATCATCCCCGGCGACGACACCTGTTGCATCCTGCTGTACGGTGACATCGGCGACAGCTACGGTACCGTGAGCAGCGGTCAAATAGCGCGAGAACTACTGGCTGCGGAAGCAGCCTATAAGAGCATCGACGTTCGCATCAACAGCAACGGCGGTGAGGTATATACCGGCATAGCCATCTTCAACGCCCTGCGCAACAGCAAGGCGGACATCCGCATATTCGTTGACGGCATCGCGGCGAGCATGGCGAGCGTGATAGCCCTGTGCGGCAAGCCCGTGCAGATGAGCAAGTATGCCCGCCTGATGCTCCACAGCGTGAGCGGCGGCTGCTACGGCAACAAGAACGAGTTGAAGAGCGTGCTTGCCGAGATAGAGAGTCTGGAGGACACCCTTTGCCAGATGTACGCCGCCAAGTTAGGTCAGAGTGTAGAAGCCATCAAGTCGGCCTACTTTGACGGAGAGGACCATTGGCTGACGGCTGACGAGGCATTGCGTCTGGGTCTTATAGATGGCATCTACGATGCGGACCCCGTCCCCGAAGACAGCACCCCAGAGCAGATATTCACTATTTTCAATAACCGGCTCGCTGAGCCACAAAACGAGTTTAACATGAACATTGAAGATCTGAAAAAGCGTCCACAGTTCAAGGACTGTGTGACCGAGGCCGACGTGCTTGCACGCATCGACCAACTGGAGGCCAGGGCTGCCAAAGCCGACGGTCTTGAAACCGAGAACACCACGCTGAAGGCGACGGTGAAGAAACACGAGGACGCAGCCGAGGCGGTTGCCGCCGCAGAGCGCAAGACGCTGCTTGACGCAGCCGAGGGCGACGGTCGCATCAACGCCGAGACCCGTCCGGTCTATGAGAATTTGCTGAAGGAGCATCCTGAGGACGGCAAGAAAGCCCTCGCTTCCATCACTCCGAAGAAGCGTGTAGTGGATGACCTTGGCGGTGGCGACCCCGGCAAGGAGAGTCCCTGGGAGAAGCGTCAACGCGAGATCCGCGACAAGTATAACCATAAATAACAAGACGAACTATGGCGATTAAAATTAAAAACACCAACTACAACGGCGAGGTGCTGGAGCAGCTCCTTACCGTAGCGACAACCAGCAACGAGATTGTGGAGAAGGGATTGATCCACGTGATTCCCGGTGTGTCGAAGAAAATCTCAATCCCCCGTCTGCACACGGGCAAGATGCTCCGCAAGCATAAGGAAGACCCGAAGGTGGAAGACTCTAAGGGCAACTTCACCTATTCGGAGCAGGAACTGAACCCCGTGGACTTCATGGCGTTCACAGTATTCAACCCCCGTGTGTTCGAGAACATTTGGCGTCCGTTCCAGCCGAAGGGCGACCTCGTGTTTGCCGAGTTGCCTCCTAACGCCCAGAACGCGCTGCTTGACGCCCTGTCGAAGCAGGTGCAGTTCGAGCTTGGCGGCCACTATATCAACGGCGAGTACGGCAACGACGATGACCACCTGTTCAACGGTATCCTGACCCAGGCAGCCAAGGACAAGGACATCGTGATTGTGACGAGTACCGCCACCAAGATGGTTGACCGCCTGAAGGCAGTCCGCGCCCAGATTCCCGTGGCGATGATCGAGAACCCGAACCTGCATTTCCTGATGAGCCCGTCGGACTTCAACAAGTATGACGACGAGCTGACCGCCCGTGACTACAAGAACCGCGACGAGACGACCCGCAACATCAAGATGTACAAGGACATCAAGATTGAGACGCTTGCCGCCTGGCCTGACGATCTTATTGTGGCCACGCTGTGCAGTCCGGACGCGATGACGACCAACCTGTTCGCAGCCGTGAACCTTCAGGACGACGAGCACGTCATCAAGATTGGTCCCGTGAGCAACATGAGTGAACTCTACTTCTTCAAGATGCTCATGAAGGCCGACACGAACATCGCCTTCGGTGAGGAGTTCATCGTATTGGATAGCCGTACTGACCCCGCTTTCACCAAGAGTGCCGGCGAGAGCGACGGCGAGAGTCAAGGAGGTGAAGGCTGATGGCACGTCTGCAGTATTTAGTCATTCACTGCACCGCCACCCCTGAGGGACGCGAGGTGACCAGTGCCGCCATTAGGCACTGGCACACCGACCCCGTCTCAAAAGGCGGCAGAGGCTGGAAGCAGGTCGGCTACACCGACATGATCCACCTCGACGGAACAGTGGAGCGTCTGGTGAAGAACAACGAGGACGCGAATGTGGACCCTTGGGAAATCACCAACGGAGCAAAGGGCTACAACGCCATCAGCCGACATGTCGTCTATGTGGGTGGTGTTGACGCCAATGACGTGAAGAAAGCAAGAGACACCCGGACACCGGCGCAGAAGGAAGCCCTGAAACGTTATGTGCTGGACTTCCACAAGCGCTTCCCTAAAGTAAAAATCATCGGCCACTGTCAGGTAGCGAACAAGGCCTGTCCGAGTTTCGACGTACCTAAGTGGCTGAAGGAAATAGGTATCAACCAGTAAAAAGATAGACAGACATGGAACTCAGTGAAATCCTCAACGTGGTTCTCGGTAGCAGTCTTGTAGGTGCCATTATTTCCATCGTGACCATCCGCAGTGCATTGAAGAAGGCGCGTGCGGAGGCCGAGAAGGCTCTTTCCGAAGCCGACACGGTGAAGATAACGAACACTGAGCAAGCCACTCGGATATTGATGCTGAACATTGTAGAACCCCTAAAAGAAGAATTAAATGAAACAAGAAAAGACCTCAACGAAACCAAACGCGAGATGGCCCGGCTCCGCAAAGCCATTGACGACGCTAACAGCTGTAAGTATAGTGCTGATTGCCCTGTGCTTCAGCGGATGCGCGTCACACCGAAAGAGCGTGACGGCGGCCAGCGTGGAGCAGGTGTCCGAGACCGTCAGCACAGACAGCGCCGTGCGCCTGAGCCTGGACAGTGTAAGCGAACTGGTGGAGATCAGGACGGAGCCGGTGAAGGTGCCGATGTCGGCGGTGACGCTGACGATAGCGACGGACAGCCTCCGTCGTCTGCCGACAGGAGCAAGTTATCAGGATCGCAGCGGCCAGGCAAGCGTAAAGGTGACCAGACGTGCCGCCACCGCCACCGAGCCCGAATATATCTACGTGTATGCGACGTGTGACAGTCTGCAACTCCAGTGTGAACGTTACGAGCGTACTATCCGCAACTTGCACAAGGATTACGGCGAACAGTTGAACGGACTCAAAATCCGCCTGGCTGAGAGCAAACAGGAATTGCGGGAACTGGAGGAGAAGCCTCCTAATCCAGTTGGAATGTCATTCAAATGGTTTGTATATGGTCTGTTGGGTGGCATCCTTATCGCGAGAATAAAGAACATTATTTCAATAATTAAAAAAGTAACGAGACAATGAACAAGAAAGATTTTTTGTATGGCCTTAGCAAGATGTCCTTCAACAACAAGGAAGTAGGCTACATCGAGAAAGACAGTTTCGATTGGGGCGGCACCGCTCCTGAAAGCGTCGATGTGGAGGCCGAGCAGGTGCCCGACGCGCCTGTGCTGGTGCTTGCCCAGAAGAACGGCACCATCGCCCCGAAGTTCAACATGATCCAGCTGAACTATGCTAACCTCGCTGACATGCTTGGCGGTGTAGCCACAGAAACCAGCTGGAAGGCTCCTACCGAGCTTGTGCAGTTGAGCGGTCCCTGCACCATCGACACGCCAAGCGGCAAGCGCATCAGCATCCCCAATGCCATGCTGCTGAGCAACCTTGATGGCAAGCTGACCTTGACCGAGGTGTCGAAGGTGGCCTGCACGCTGAAGGTGATGAAGCCGGCAGACGGCAGCGCACCTTACGAGATTCTTGACATTCCTGTAGATGGAGGTGAATAACCCTTTGTGCCATGGACGAGAAGAAAATCCAGTTAGAGGCATCGGAGGCGCTGCTTGACATCGGCGTCTCCGTGCCGTTTAAGCCCCTGCGCGTGCCATTCAGGAAGAAGCCGGTGTATCTGCGTATGACGATGCAGCGTCCCCGTCTGAGCGGCCAGATCAAGATAGCGCGTCTGTACCTGAGCCTTGGCGTTACGTATGCCGAAATGGAGGCGATGGACAAGGACGCCCAGATGAAGTTCGTGGCCGAGCACGGCAAGACCATCTCCAAGATGGTTGCTCTGACGATGTGCGGTGCATGGTGGAAACCCGTGTGGCTTGTGGCATGGCTGCTCCGGCACTGGGTGGACAATCTGTACCTGCAGGTGGCCATGATGAAGTTTGTGCTGCTGCTCGGCACGGAAAATTTTATGCCTATTATCAGATCAGCGGAGACGACGAATCCGATGAAGCTGAGACTGAGCCAAAAAAGGAAGGGGAGTTAACGACCGAGTATGAAGGAAGCCATAGCCCCTTCGGTCTGGTCTGGCAGATTGCGAATGCCACCGGCTGGAGCCGTGAATATATTCTGGACGGCGTGAATTACCAGACACTTATCATGATGCTTGCGGATGCTCCCCGCTACGTCAGGAAGAGAAAAGAGAGCGAGCGGGAAGAAGGCGGTGACGATGTGCTGGGCTTCTTCCAGAGTAACTTACAAGTATAACAGAAAGAAACGTCATGAAACCTGTATCGATAGAGTTTTTGATGAAGGGCAACCTAAAAGAGGGCATGCTTGACGCCCAGGCGACAGCGAGAGGCCTTGACGGCACCCTGAAGGGCTTGCAGAACACCGTGGTGGGGCTGTTTGCCGCCGACAAGGTGACAGACTTCGTGCGTAAAATCATGGATGTCCGCGGCGAGGTTGAAGCCTTGCAGATCTCGTTTGAGACCCTTGCCGGCACGACCAAGGGTCGCGAGCTTTTCGGCGACATCAGGAGCTTTGCCGTGAACACCCCGATGATGATGCAGGATCTGGCAAAGGGTGCCCAGACGCTTCTCGGTTTCAACATCGAAGCAGAGAAGGTGATGCCCATCCTGCGGCAGATAGGTGACATCTCGATGGGTGACGCACAGAAGTTCAACTCGCTGACGCTGGCTTTTGCCCAGATGAGCAGCACGGGCAAACTGATGGGTCAGGACTTGCTGCAGATGATTAACGCCGGCTTCAATCCGCTGACAGTTATTTCGGAAAAGACAGGCAAGAGCATCGGTCAGTTGAAAGACGAGATGGCCGCCGGCAAGATAACCGTCCAGATGGTGGCCGACGCTTTCGAGAGTGCGACTGCTGAAGGTGGCAAGTTCCACGGTATGCTGGAGAAGCAGAGCAAGGGCTTGAAGGGTGCGATGAGCAATCTGGAGGGTGCCTGGGAAGATGCCCTGAACGAGATGGGCGAGAAAAGCGAGGGTGTGATGGTCGATGTGATAGACCTGACCGCCGGAGCCATCAAGAACTACGACAAACTGGGTACTGCCATCCTGACCGTGGTGGCTGCCTACGGTGAATACAAAGGCTCGCTGATGGCTGTTGAAGCATGGCAGAATATGATAGCCAAGCAGAAGGAGACCCTCGAAGCCAGCCGCGTGAGTGAGCTGCGGAACCTCATCGATGAATATAAGACCTCGCTTGACACTGGAGCCATTGATGCCGAGACAGCAGCGACACAGGCGAACACTTTAGCGAAAGAAGGAAACACGGCAGCCATCGATGCCGAAGTAATGGCGATGGAAAATGAGTTGCGCGCCAAGTTGGCAGCAGCCGAGGCAAATTATAACGAGGCCACCAGCCAGGCTGCCGCTGCTTCGCTTCGTGTCGATGCCGCTAACGATGCGGTGAAAGCAGCCGAAGAACAATATGAGGCAGTGCTTCGCGTCGGTGACGGGGAAGCGATAGAACGTGCGGAAATAGAACTTGCTACAGCGGCAAGTGACGCCAATGCTGCAGCGACAGAATTGCAGGCAGCGCGTAAGAATGCCTCAGCCGCCGCGAGCCAGAAAGAAGCGGCAGCAACCAGGCTGTCAACATTCCAGACGCAGGTTGACACCATTCAGAAAAACGCTAATACCAAGACTACCGGCTTGTGGGCGGCAGCCACGAATTTATGCACCAAGGCGATGCACGGACTGAAGGCTGCCTTCATGTCAAATCCCTTTGGCATTGCATTGGTGGCCATCACCTCCATCATCGGCTTGTTGTCTATGTTCTCCAGCGAGACCGACGAAGCAAAGGATGCCACTGAACGGTTCCGCAAGAAAGTCATGGAGGAGCAGTCGCAACTCGACTCCTACTATGCCGTGATGACCCATGTGGAGAAAGGGACCAAGAGTTACAAGACCGCACTCGAAGGTATCAATTCCCTTGCTCGTGAATATAATATACAACAGATAGGTGTCAATGACACGCTGGAGGAGCAACGGGCAAAATATGATGCGCTGACAGCTGCAATCAAACAACAGGCAGCCGAAAAGACCCTTGCGGAAGCAGCAGCCAAAGCCAACGATGACGCGATGGATGCCGAGAAAAACGCAATGGACGAGCTGACAAAATCAGCCCAAAAAGCGGTATATACTACAATTGAATACACGTCCATAGATGCAGGTGACGGCAAGACCATAGCAGGATATGGTGCCGTAGAGCATGCCTGTGAAAACATACGAAACATTACCTCCGCTACATGGAACATGATTTCCACGGAGGTCATGTCCCATTCCCAACAGATTTCTGCCGCTTTCGCAAAGTCTGGAGAGGATGGCAAGAAAGCCGTTGAGGAACAGGTGAAAGCCGTTGAGGACATCCTTCGTGGTTTAGGCGTAACAGATAAGGAACTGGAGGCTTTCTATGATGACCTGTACGAATACGTGGAGACCTCTGCAACAGGATTCAAGAAAGCCTATTCGGAACTGGAACGCACACAGGCACAGTTGCAGGGAATCGCCAATGCGACGGTGGACTTGAAAGACACCACCAACGATGCCATCGACAAGATGAACTATGAGCAACTTGTCCAGAAGCAGCAGGAGGTGCAGAACAAGATAGACCAACTGAATGCAGACGAGGTAAACATCAAGACGAACACGATGGAACTTGAAAACCTCAAAGCCCTGCTTATAGAGATAAACAACCTGATTCCGGACAAACTGACAGAAGGCTCGGAGGCAGACCTTTCACGTCGCCTGAAAGAAGCGCAGGACAGGCGCACCAATGCCGTGCCCGGATCAGCAGAATGGAAACAGGCAAACAAAGAGGTCGGACAGCTGAATACGCAGTTGACCAAACTCCGCGGACTTCATGCTGAGACCACCGGACGTAAAAAGGGCGGAGGCTCCGGAAAGACCGGAAAGAACAGTGTGGTCGAACATAAACGTGCCCAGCAACGTTATATGGAGCTTCAGCGTGAAATGGCGTTGGAACAAAAACGGCAGTCAGAAGACATCGCATTTGATACTCGCCAACACGAGATTGACATCATGGAAGAGGGCAACGAGAAAGTCCTTACCCAGATAAAACTCGACTATGAGCGCAGGAAAAAAGAAATAGAACGGGCCTATGAGGACCTGAAACAAGAAAAGATAGAAGCCGCCCGGAAACTATGGGAGGCCGACCCCAAGAATAAAGACAAGGTATTTGACCCGTCAACCGTTGACACCTCCTATACGGAAGCCGAGACAAAAGAATATAATCAGGCTCTGCAAGCCAATGAGAAAGAACGCGAACGTTCTGCGCGTGCCGTCTATGAATCCGAGGCGCAGGCTATGCGTGATTTTCTGAAGGAATACGGCAGTTACCAGCAGCAGAAGCTGGCGATAGCGGAGGACTACGCGGAGAAGATCAAGAAGACTCAGACGGAGGGCGAGCGTTTGAAACTGGAGAAGGAGCGTGACCGCCAGTTGGAACAGGTGGATGTCCAGGCGATCAAGCAAAGCATTGACTGGGGCTCGCTGTTCGGTGACTTCGGCGCGATGTTCAAAGACCAGCTGGCTCCGACGCTGGAGAAACTCCGTGCCATTACCCAAAGTGAGGGTTTCAAGCAGGGGAGCGTGGAGGATCAGCAAATAGTTTATGACCTGATCCAGAAACTGGAGGCGAGTGCGACTGTGTGGGACGGTGACATCTTCAAGCGCGTGAGCGACGACATGGAGACCTACCAGCGCTCTATGCAGGAACTGATAGCCGCCCAGGAGGCAGAGAGGCGCGTGTATGCGGAGACGTCGGCTGCGCTGCGTGATGCCCGGCAGAACCTGACAGACGCCCAGACGAAGGGGGACACGGAAGCTGTGGCTCGTTGGCAGGCCGAGGTGGACCGTTTGACGGAGCGTCAGCGTGAGGCGAGCGAGCATGTGCAAGACTGCAGCCGTGCTACTAACGAGGCGACGGTGAACCTGAAGGCGAGTGCAGACAGGGCCAAGAACATGTTTGAGGGTTTGGAGAGCGCCATCAGCGGTCTGACGAGCGGTACGCTGAAAGGCATGGGTCAGAGCCTGATGCAGTTTGACAAGCTGTTCGGCGGCGGCGAGACCACGAAGAAGGTGGGCAACGCGCTGGCGAAAGGTGTGCAGGGACTGTTCGGCAAGGACAGCAGCGTGAGCAAGGCCCTGACGGCCGCATTGGGCGAGGCCGGCATGATGGGCGAGATACTGAGTGCGGTGCTGGGCATCTTCGACATGATAGCTGAGAACGGCATCAGCGGCATTATCACCAGCCTACAAGACACGATATTCGGTACTGTGGAGAAACTCTTGGATGACTTGTTCAGCGGAGACATCATCACGAAGCCTCTGGGGAACATGATGGAGCACCTGAACCATATTCTGGACACTGTGAGCTTCGGCGGCTTCTCGAAACTGACGAGCTGGCTCGGCGACGGAGACAGCGACAAGCACCTGGAGGAAGACCTGGAGCGTCTGAGCCAGAGTAACGAGGACCTGAAGCAAGCCATTGACAACCTGGCCGATGAGTTGGGCGAAGCGAAGATGAGCAACGTGGAAGGTCTGTACGAGCAGCAGAAGAAGAACATCCAGGAGATGGAGAAGAATGTGCAGGAGAGCATGGCTCGCAGCGGTGCCGCCTACACGAACGGCCACTGGTACAAGGCCTGGACAGACGGCCACCACTCGTCGAACAAGAAGATCAACGACGGGATGTCGAGCAGCGAGTGGGACGCCATCAGCAAGCTGCTTGGCAAGAACGTGCGGAGCGCGAGCGACTTCTGGGCGTTGTCGAGCAAGGAGATGTACGAGGTGGCGACGAAGCTGACGAGTGAGTACACCCACCTGAAAGACCTTGCGAACGACGGTTACAAGGACGCGGCGCAGTTTATGGACGACTATATTACCTACTGGAAGGAACTGGAGGAAATAGAAAATGCCTACAGGGAAAAGATGACGGGTCTGTCGTTTGACAGTGCGCGGAGTTCGTTCAACAGCCTTGTAAAAGACGTGAAGAACGGCACGAAGGAGATGCTGGCGAGCGTTGACGACATGTTTGAGGATGCCATCCTGAACTGGCTGATGTCGGAGAGTTACAGCGACCGTCTGCAGTCCTGGTATGAGAAGTTTGCCGAGTACATGAAGGACGGTCTGGAGAAATGGGAGGCAGACGAACTGCGGACATGGTACGGCAGTATCTTCGACGACATGAACAGGGAACGCGACGCGGCATACGACGCAGCCGGCATTGACCCTGACGAAGACGGTACGACTCAAAGCGGACGTGCCGGTGCCTTCGAGACGATGACCCAGGACCAGGGCACGAAACTGGAAGGTCTGTTCACGAGCGGTCAGCGCCACTGGGCAAGCATGGATGAACTGCTGGGCAAGATAGCGGACCGCTGGGACGGTTTGATGGACAGCCTGGGTGAACTGGTTGAGAACACAAGTTACTGCCGCAAACTGGAGGGCATCGCCGATGACATCAAAACGATGCGCAGGGACGGCATCAAAATGAGATAAGGACTATGGCAAAGACAGAACAACACATACTGAGCGGTCAGGTGCTGGTGAACAACACCGACCTGTGGGACACCTACGGCGTGTTCCTGCGTGAGGAGCGCAAGGGCGGTCATGAGAACCTGAACGCGCTGTTTGCTCCTGCGAAGACCAAGGGCCATGTTGCCGTGAACATAAGGGAGCAGGATGGTGAGGACATGGGTGACACGCTGGACGTGAAGAGCGAGGGTCGCGACGTTACACTCCACTTTGCACTGCAGGCCGGCAGCGCGTCGGAATTTGTGAGCCGCTACCAGGACTACATCCGTTTCCTTAAGACGGGCGTCAACGGCTGGCTGACCTTCAGGTTCCCGACGTTGGGTCTGACCATGAGGATGTACGCCGTGGAGTGGCCCAACGGATTCATCGCCATATCCAACCTATGGGTGGAGGGTAAGCAGTGCGGTGCCTTCAAGGTGAAATTCAGGGAGCCAGTGTCTTCATTTTAACGACATTCAAACGCCATTAGGAGATGATAGAGATATACGGAAGCAATGACCGGCTGAAATGCCAGGTAGAGGCAGGCAGCAGCAGCCAGCAGGACAAAGCCCTGCAAAGCGACAACGTGCTGAGCCTGTCGTTCACCCATTACGCATTCCTGGAACTGGACGTGAACGACTGGTGCGACTTTGCCGGTGAGCGTTACTGGCTGCAGGAGAAATACCTGCCCAAGCAGAAAAACGAGCGTGAGTGGGAATACAACGTAAAGCTGTACGGCATCGAGAGCCTGATCAAGCGTCTGCTGGTATTGCAGAACAGCGACGGCGAGAACGAGGCCGTGTTCACACTGACCGCTCCTGCGAGCGAGCATGTGCGGCTGATAGTCCAGAGCATGAACGACGGCATGGACCACACGACGAACTGGAAGGTGGGCGACGTGGTGCAGACTGAGAACCTAACCATCGACTATGACGGCACCTACTGCGATGAAGGTTTGCGCCTGGTTGCGGAAGCAGCCGGCACGGAATGGTGGATAGAGGGCGAGACAGTGAACCTGTGCCGTTGTGAGCAAGGTGCTGAACTGCTGCTGCGATATGGTGAAAGCCTGTTGTCGCTTGACAGGGACGAGGCAGACGGTGTGAAATTCTACACTCGCCTGTTCCCGATAGGCAGCAGCAGGAACATCGACCGTAGCAAGTATGGCTCAACTCGTCTGCAGTTGCCCGGTGGCGCGAAATATGTTGACATCCCCGACCTTGTGGAGAGGTATGGTGTGTTCCACCACTACGAGCAGGAAGCCTTCAGTGGCATCTATCCGCGACGTGTGGGGGTAATCAGCAGTGTGCGCTGGGAAGAGGTGAAAGACCCGGACGGAAACCCCTTCACGATATGGTATTTCAAGGACAACGGCCTGACCTTTGACCCCAACGACTATGAGATAGCCGGCCTGGTGAAACATGTGTCGTTCCAGAGCGGCGAATTGGAAGGCAGGGACTTTGAGGTGAACTACAACAGCAGTACCCGCGAGTTTGAGATTATCACGACGTGGCCATACGATGACGACATGCAGCTGCCAGACGCACACGGTGGGCACCTTGTGCCAGCGCCTGGCAACACCTATATTCTGTGGAATATCAGGATGCCAGACGAGTATTATGACCTGGCAGAAAAGGAATACCAGTCGGCAGTGGAAGCCTTCAACCGTGAGCACTTGCTGGACAAAAGCGTGTACAAAGCACCTACGAATCCGAAGTGGGTGGAGCGTAGCGGTGCCCAGTTGTATATTGGTCGGCGTGTGCGCTTGGAGAGCCAGAAGTATTTTCCGAAACTCGGCTACAGGAGCAGCCGTATCACTCGGTTGACCCGCAAGGTGAGCGACCCCTACCAGATAGACCTGGAAATCAGTGATGCCGTCTCGACTGGCACGATGACGAAGATTGAGGACAGCATTCATGACGTGAAAATGTATGTCCGCGAGTCGAGCAGTGTACTTCCTGACATCATACGCAGTTGGGACGAGACCAAGCCGACGGACAACAACATCTACAGTGCGCGGCGGACGCATAAGGAGTTCCTGAGCAAGAACACGGCAGACAGGGCCAAGAAGAAAATCATCTTCGACGAGGGCATCGAGGCTGGCGACTATGAAGCTGGCGAGCGAGGCGGATATATCGATGGGCAGGGCAATGCCGAACTGCTGACGCTGGTGGTGCGCCAACTGCTGCGCAGCGCGAGGTTCGTGGACGGCTTCGGCGGTGAGGGATGGCAGTTGTGGATAGACGAGCAGGAATTGGCTAACCTGACCATCGACAAACTGACGGTGCGCCAGGTGATGACCGTGTTTGAACTGCTGGTTGAAAAGATCCGTAGCGTCGGCGGGCAGATTGTGGTGAGTGCCGCCAATGGAAAAATAAAGACCGTTGAGGAGGTGGACGGCTACTACAAGATCACCTTCGAGCAAGAGAATACCTTTCAGGCACATGACCTTATGCGTTGCCAGACCTTCACGGGCGGGAACCTGAAATCGTACTGGGTGGAGGTGGCTGCAGTTGACGGCAATTCGGTACTGGTAGAAACGAGTGAGTTTGACGCCAGTCTTCCGGCTGAAGCCGACGAGGTGGTGCTGATGGGCAACACCGAGAATGCGCTGCGCCAGAACCTGATACTTATATCAGCCACCGAGGACGGCCAGCCTCGCATTGACGTGATGGACGGTGTGAAGGCGAAGAACTTCACGGACTGCCTGCGTGCGCGTCTGGGCAACCTGGACGGCATCAAAGATGACTGGTTTCCGGCAGACAACCAGCCCCACGGCAACGGCCTGTACAGCGACAACGCCTACCTGCGCGGCACGTTCCTGTTGGTAACGGGCGAAGACATCAAGACCAAGTTTGAGATAACTGAGGGCAAGATAGCGAGCAGCGTGAGTGCGCTGCGCCAGGACTTTGCCATTGACAGAGGCTACCTGAACAACCCCAGTTTTGACGAGGGGCTGAGCAAGTGGCTGACGGAGAACGAGACCGTGTTCTGGCTTGTGGGTAACAAATGGATCTGGGCCAACGAAAACGTGCTGACCAAGAAGGGCGACGGCGCGAGCGTGACGAAAGACGACGGTCGCGTGGTGGTCAGGATCAAGAACAAGTATATCACCCAGAAGAACGCGAACCTACGAAGCAAACCGTCGATGGAGACGAACCCGACGACGGGACAGAAGGAGGCGAAGCCGGTATATCTGAGTTTCCTGTACCGCTGCGCGGAGGCCGGCACGCTGAAGGTGCGTTTCGAGGGTGTTGACAAGACCGGCTTCGAGAACTTCAACTCTATGGACGTGGAAGAAGAACTGGCAGTGACCGACGGCTACAAGCAGTACACCTGCAACGGCTTGTGGAACGGCACAGGCGACTTCAAGCTGAGTTTCACGGGCGACATCTACCTGTATATGCTCATCCTGAGCACAGACAAAATCGAGAGCCTGACGTATAAGTACCGCACCCTGTTTGAGCAGAGTGAGAAGCTGGTGAAGATAGCTGCGCAGAACTTCGACCAGAACGGCAACGTGCTTGCCGAGAGCGGCATCATGGTGAAGGCCGAGGGCACCGGCATCTATGCCCAGGGACCTGACGGGAAACTGGCTCTGATAGGCGTGGGCGTGGAGGAAAGCTACACCGACGAGGAGGGTCAGGAAAAGACCCGTACCGTTATCAAGCTGACCGCTGACAACATCAAACTGGAGGGACTGGTGACAGCGAACCAGTATTTCAAGATCAAGGCTGACGGCAGCATCGAGGCAGTGAACGGTAAGTTCGTCGGCCAGGTGAATGCACAGAGCGGCTTTATTGGCGGTTTTGTGATAGCCAATGACCATATCGGCGTGGGCAGTGTGACCTACGAGGAGGATGAAGACGGAAACCTGCAGCCAGTGATACATGACGAAACGAACGGTCTGTTCCTCTATGACAACATGATCGGCTTCAACGCTACGAACCGCCAGGCGATATTCGGCACTTGGCACAGTCTGGGTCAGCCCATGCTTGTGCGCCTTATTGACACAGGCGAGGAGTATCTGCCCAAGTGGGGCATCGTATTCGACATCAGAAACTCATATAGCGCCAACCTTGCGTTTGCAGGAACTGGTAGTGGCGCGCTGAACGGATTTGTTGACGGTTACAAGTTCAAAAAGGTGACTGTGGACCAGGCAAACAAGATATACGATGTAGGCATGAGAGACAGTAACCGTCTCATTGTGAACTGTACTGCGAGCAATGCCGGCATATCCCTGCCAAGGCTCACGTCAGTACGTGAAGCCCTTAGCATAGTCAACAGTACACCATTTGCTGTCCGTCTGACAATAATATCAGACCTTGGCTCCAATGGTTTCTCCATCTACGGCAGAAACACGAATAAAGACAGTGGTGGTGCTACCCCCTGGAACTCGGAAGACTACCCCCTGTTCACTCATTGGAACGGTGGTCGCTGGGATAGTCTGACGATGGGTCAGGGTGACTCTATAGAGGTGCTGCTGGTATATGACCCCGACAGAACCGCCACAATAGACGGCTTCACGACAAAATATACAGCAAGGACCATCAACAGACAAGATTAGAAACCCATATAAATCATAGCAACTATGACAGAGCAAGAGAAACAAGAAATCAAGCAGGAAGTGCTGAACGCCATCAAGAGCGAGAGCCAGGGCGTGACGGAACTGGAGGAAGTGTCGAGTCTTGACGGTGTGAAGACCCTGCCCGCGCTTCGCGGCACGGAACTGGTGAGTGCGCCTGTGAGTCTGCTGGGAAAGCCGGCGACCGATGCGGCTGCGCAGGCACTGGCAGCGAAAGCAGCAGCAGAAGGAGCAGCCGGCAACGCCAACACCGCAGCCGGCAATGCCGATGCAAAGGCACAGGCGGCGCAAACAGCGGCACAAGAGGCCACGGATGCGAAAGAAGCGACGGAGCAAGCCACGCAAGCAGCCGAAGCAGTGGTGGAACAGTATGAGGGCGTGGCAGTGTTGGCGCGGAACGGCGCCACCGCCCGCTTTGCCGGCATACTGGATGACGTGACGCTGGCGGATCAGAGCTTCACCAGTATAGATGCCATCTACTACGTGACGGCGAAGAAACTGTTTGTGGGCAAGAACGGGACAAGATACAGCATGTCGTGGAAAGACTGTGAGATGTACAACGACCTTGCTGCCGACCCGATGAGCGTCAGGAAGGACAAACTCTACCTGCTGGGCGATACGCTATATGTCTGGAGCGACGAAGAGAATGCCCTTGTGGAAGCCAGCGGCACCGGTGGAGGCAACACCATCAACGTGACCGAGACCTATCCGCTGGACAACGGCTTTTACACCCTTGCCACCGCCATCAGAGCCGTGGAGGAGAAGAAACGCGTGAAAGGCGCGTGCGTAACCTTCGAGGTGAGCCAGGGCAAGTGGCAGACGAAGCAGTTTGTCGGTACCAGCCTGAATAGCTGGGAGAGCGAGAGCAGCTGGGACGACTTCGGCGGTGGCGGCACGGTGAAGAGCGTGACGCTGAACGGCCAGAAGAAGACCCCCGACGCCCAGGGCAACATAGACCTGACGGTGGACGAGGTGACGGTGGACGCGAGCCTGGATGCCCAGAGCACGAACCCGGTGGAGAACCGCGCCGTTGCCGGCAAGTTCAGCGAGATAGAGAGCGCGACCCTGTTTGACAGCGACGTGGAGGAAGGCGACGACGGCACCCAGACGGTGACGCTGAAGAACAAGAGCGGTGCGGCCATTACCCAGTTCACGCTGGCAGCCGGCGGTGGCGGTGGCGGCGGCGACACCCAGGCGACGAAGATTGTGCTGGGCGCAAGCGTGAACCAGGGCATCATCAAGAAAGGCGGAAACTGCGTGCTGACGTGGAACTATGACCATCAATATACCAGCGGCGATGATGCCGGACAGACGACGGGGCAGAAGGCAACGGTTGAGATAAGGGTGCTCCGAGGCTCCATCCTTGCCTACAGCGTCACGACGGAAGACGTGAGCAAAGGCACCTACACGCTGGACGTGAGCAAATACCTGCAGGTGGGCACGACCGATATCTACGTGAAGGCCACGACCACCGACCCGACGACGGGCAAGACACAGACGAAGCAGGCGTATGCGAACGTGAAGGTGGTGAACCTGAGCCTGCAGAGCAGTTACAGCCTGAGCAGCGGTCTGAGTACCGGCGGCTATGGCTCGACGGAAAGCGCGGTAATCCCCTACACCGTGCAGGGCACCGGCACGAAGGTCGTCACCCTGTATGTGGACGGCAGCCAGTATGAGACGGCCACCGTGACCAGGAGCGGCACGACCAACGGCAGTTTCACGATACCGATGAGCGGACTGACCGTAGGCCGTCACACGGTGCAGATGGTGGCCGAGATGGAAGCCAGCGCCGACCTGACGCTGAGAAGCGAGAGCATCTACATAGACATCTTCAAGGCCGGCAGCAGTGCCCCCCTGATTGGCACGAAGCACACGTTCCAGGACGGTCGCATCTTCACGACCAACCACCGCACCCCACGGCTGGAAGCCGGACAGTATGAGCAGCTGACCTTCGAGTATGCCGTATATGATGCTGGTGTTACCCCTGCCCCGATGAGTGTGTGGCAGAACGGGGAGAAGGTGCAGGACGTGTCGGTTCCCCGCAGCACACAGGCCTATGCCAACCGTTTCACTGAGCAGGGCGCACAGACCATGAAACTGGTGAGCGGCGCGACGGAATACCCGTTCTATATCGACGTGACCAAGAGCAGTATTGATGTAGAGGAAGCGACTCTTGACCTCCGGCTGAAGCTGAGTGCTGCCGGCAGGAGCAACGGCGAGAGCGACCCCGCGCACTGGGAGCACGGCGAGGTGAAGACCACCTTCGAGAACGTGGACTGGCAGACGAGCGGGTGGACCGGCGAGTCGCTGAAGCTGATGAACGGCGCGAAAGCCTACATCGACTTCAAGCCCTTCACGCAGGATGCCGCCACGACGGGCCGCACGGTTGAGGTGGAACTGAAGGTGAGCAACATCACAGACAAGGAGAGTGATGTGGTGAGTTGCCTGGACGGTACGAAGGGCTTCCAGATCACGGCAGACAAGGCCATGATGTACACCGGCTCGACGAAGGAGGTGGAGGACGAGGACGGCAACAAGACTGCCCAGCCCGTGGGAGTGGGTCGCCAGTACGGTCAGGACTTGTGGGTGAAGATTGCCTTTGTGATTGGCAAGCGCTCGGACGGGCGACTGATGGAGCTCTACGTGAACGGCACACGCTGCGCCGCCGACATCTACGGTGACAGCGATAACTTCATGCAGGACACGCCGAAGGGAATCACACTGGACAGCACAGGTGCGGACGTAGAGGTGAGGACGGTGCATGTGTATGACCGTGCGCTGAGCGACGACGAGGAGATGGACAACCACATCGTGAACCGCCAGACGCTGGACGAGATGGCCACCCTGTTTGAGGAGAACGACGTGCTGGGCGAGGACGGCAAGAGCATAGACTTTCAGAAACTGAGGAACAAGGGCAAGGGCATCATGCTCGTGGTGCGCCAGGGCGGACTTGACCCTGTGAACGCCGAGAACAACAAGAAGACCGACTTCCTTGCCGACGTGCACCTGTGGCTCCCAGACGGACGCTACATCTACCTGCGCAACGTATATATCAGAATCCAGGGCACGAGCTCGACGAAATACCCGGCGAAGAACTACCGCATCTACTGCGCGAAGGGAGAGAATCCTGAGATGTATATCAACGGCGTGAAGCAGACGGAACTGAAGATTGCCCTGCGCGTGGGACAGAAGAAAGTGAAGATCCTTTGTGCCAAGGCCGACTACTCAGACTCGTCAATGGCTCAGAACACCGGCGGCGCGAAGCTGTGGAACAACCTGATGAAGTCGCTGGGGTTCCTGACCCCGCCTCAGCAGGTGGACAGCAACGTGCGTACATCCGTGGACGGTTTCCCTATCGACGTGTTCTCGGCAGAGAGCCTGGAGGACACGCCGACCTACTACGGACAGTACAACCTGAATCACGACAAGAGCGACTGGCAGGCCATCATCGGCATGGAAGGCGTGGACGGCTTCACGCCGACGGAGCCCATCGCCTTCGAGTTTCTGAACAACACGCAGCCGCTGTGCCTGTTCCAGGGACAGAGCGACCTGGACGCGCAGGCGGCAGCGGAGTTTGACAACGCCCTGGAGTTCAACTACCCGGCGAAGACGGGTGGTGAGGACACGAAGTGGGCCAATGCGCCGACGGCGAAGAAAAACGCCTTCAAGCGTCTGTGGGGCTGGATCAGGGACTGTGTGCCGGCAGACTCGACACCGAGCGATGTGAGCACGTTTGTATCGAGCAAGTTCAAGACGGAGGTGAGCCAGTACCTGAACCTGAACTTCCTGCTGTGCTGGTGGCTGTTCACGGACTACTTCGCCAACGTGGACCAGCGGGCGAAGAACATGATAGCCGCGACGTGGGATGCGCTGGTGTGGTATCTGCTGTATTACGACGGCGACACCCAGATAGGCGACCGCAACGACTCGATGCTGGCATACCTGTACAACGTGACGCGAGAGACGTGGGACAGCGACAAGAACAAATACGCCTTTGAGGGCCACGACTCGTGGCTGTGGTGCCTGGTACTGGCCAACTTCAAGGATGAGATCAAGGCGATGGCCACGACGATGAGAGAGAAGCTGACCGAGGAACAGGTGAACCAGATGTTTGATGAGGAGCAGCAGGGCAACTGGTGCGGACGCGTTTACAACAAGAGCGGCGAGATCAAGTATATCAAGCCCCAGACGGAGGGTGTGCCGACGAAGACCGGCATCGTGAAGTACCCGTATATCTACGCCCTGAAGGGTGACAAGCAGGCATTCCGCCACTGGTTCATCCAGAACCGCTTCGCCCTGCTCGACGCGAAGTATGAGACGGGCAACTATCTCTCTGACAACATAGACATGTATATGAGCCGCCAGGCGACGGAGGCGGCCAACACCATCGTGGTGAAGGCGAGCGAACTCTACTACTTCGGCTACGGCACGAACAACGCCCCCCACCTGCAGCCGAGCGAGGAGGCCAAGAAAGGCGGCACGGTGACGCTGGTGTTCGAGAACGCCTTCACAGTGAACGACCCGATAAGAATCTACGGCGCGAGCCGCATTGCCGAACTGAACATGGAGGGAGCGGCGAACAACCTGACGGGTGACCTGAACCTGAACAAGTGCAAGGTGCTACGTGTGCTTGACCTACAGACGAACGGGAGCGGCAGCACCGGCTGGTGTCTGGTACTGGACCAGTGCCGCCAGTTGACCGACGTGAACCTGTACGGTCAGGCGAGTGCGAAGACCGGCACGCTGAGCAGCACGGAACTGGACTTCAGGAACCAGACGCGACTGACGACGCTGGACGCTCGCGGCGTGAATGTCCAGGCGGTGCTGTTTGCCCAGGGCTGTCCGCTGACGACCGCTAAACTGGGCAGCAACATCCAGACGCTGAGACTGGAGTACCTGCCCGACCTGAGGGAGAGCGGCCTGACGCTGCAGAACTGGCGGACGGTGAAGACGCTGCGCTATGCCGGCTGTCCGAACATCAGCTGGCAGTCGATGATCAGCAAGTGCGTGAACGTGGAGCGTGTGCGCATCGAGGGTATCAGCGTGGAAGACGACGGGACCCTGCTGAACCGCTACAAGAACCTGAAGGGCGTGGACGCGAGCGGCAACGCCGTGGACTACTGCGCCCTTGTGGGCACGGTGCAGCTGACGAGCTACATGGACGACGAGGACTATGCCGCCATGCAAGCGAGATACCCGGAGCTGACGATCCTGCAGCCCGACTACTCGATGCTGGAGTTTGACGACACGGTGAGCGACGACGCCAACGTGAGCAACCTGGACAACGGGACGGGCTACAAGTTCGGCACGGACTATGTGGCGAGCGGTCATGTGCTGGCACTGCTGAAGAGGCGCTACCGCTGCCTGGCGAAGGTGACGAAGAAGCCGACCTCGCGGAACATCACCCATGCAGGCGTGGAGACGACGCAGAACAACGGGGATGGCGAGGCGACCATCTATCCGCTCCATGCAGAGAACTCCAACTACTACGCCGATGCCCAGGAACTGAAGAACTGCTCAGCGGCTAAGCTGGACAGCACGGAGGGCGACTGGATGATGTATGAGCCCCACCGCTGGTTCAAGGGTGTGAACGACTACCTGAACGGCAAGCACTATGCTTGCTGGAGCAGCAACGAGCGTATGCCGAAGAAACCGGACTGCGACATTGTGACGCTGGACGAGATCAAGGATGCCGGTGACTACCGGAACAACTACAAGATCATGAGCGGCAAGGAGACGCTGGCGCAGAGCTACACGGCAGACAACAGCTACGCCGTCTGCAGGGTGGGCGTGAGCGGCTACAAGAAAGTGCGCTTCCCGAGTGTGCCAGGCACGAACCTTGTGGGTGCCGTGTTCACGGACTCAGCCGGTCTCGTGGTGGGCACGGTGGTGGTGAGCACGCTCGGCTCGAAGTTCGTTGCCGGCATGTACCTGATAGCCGACATTCCGGCAAATGCCGTTGCCCTGAACTTCTCAATCCTGAAGACTGCGGAGTTTGACATGGTGGTGCTGAGCAACAGCACGAAGATAGAGGACATGGAACCCGACTGGGTGGAGGTGGAGCCCTACCTGTGCGCCGTAGTAGGCAGTTCGGTGGTGGGTGACAAACTGAGAGCCTGCATCACCGGCGGCTCGACAACAGCGAGCATGACGTGGACTGACTTCCACTTCTACTCTTCCCAAAGAGGCATGCAGCAGATAGACGGCCTGATGCACAACGACATCGCCAACCTGTTCTTTGCCAAGTACGGGCGGCGAGACAGCCAGATGCAGTGCGGCGCGGGACAAAACTCAAACACCAGAACCACCGGCGGCACGGCGAAGATAGGCATGCAGGACACGGTGAACACGAACGGCACGACCGTTGGCGGCGTGGATGGCAATGGCAAGGCCTTCTACAAGGAGACGAACACGGACGGCGAGGCGGTGTTCTACCAACTGAACAACACGAACTGCCTCGGCTATGAGGACATCTACGGTCACAAGTATGACATGATGGACTGCGTGGACGTTCCGAATGACAGCGGCAACGGCGGCAAGTGGCGATACCTGATGCCTGACGGAACATACCGACGGGTGAAGGGCGTGGAAGCCAACGGCTGGATCAACGGCGTGACACACGGAAAATATATGGACGTGGTGCCAGCAGCCACTTCGGGCAGCAGCACGACATACTATTGTGACTACTATTACTACAGTGGTTCCACGGGCCGTGTGGTCTATCGCGGCAGCAACAACGCGTATGCGATTGGCGGTGTGTCGTGCGCGTATGCGTATCACGATGCGTCGAGCTCGTATGCGTATGTCGGGTCGCGTCTGGCCTTCCGCGGCAAAATCGTGGTGGCGGAGAGCGTGGCCGCTTACAAGGCGGCAGTCGAGGTAGCGTAGGCGAGAAAGCGAAAACGGGAGCGAAGCGACAAAGCGTAAAGCGTGATGTCTGAGGCACGAAGACATCAAGAAATACGGGCGTAAGCCCGTCGAAGTTGGTGGAATTTTCGGTAGCCTCGCTGAAAAAGAGTACCTTTGCAGTCGGAAAGCTGACAATATGCACTTTTCAGGGTGGAAGCTCCCATAGGCCGTGTGGTCTATCGCGGCAACAACAACGCGAATGCGAATGGCGGTGTGTCGTACGCGAATGCGAATAACGATGCGTCGAACTCGAATGCGAATGTCGGGTCGCGTCTGGACAACAACCAAAGAAACTGAAATCGGCGTACAGCGACGGGGACGTGTCCCCAGTGCGGTGCCGAGGGAGCCGAGCCCCACCAACAGCGGCTTAACCTCTATAAAGAGGGCATGGCACCGCCCATGTGCCGGAAAGGTGAAAAACGGAGTGACGGGTAGAGTTTGGTAGGTCGGTAATGGCTCGAAGAACTTGGACCCACGGAAGGAAGGCTTCGGCCTCCACTAACAACAATTTTTGAACTATGCGCAGAGAAGGTTACATCATTGAGGAAATCGTGGAGTACGGCAATATGTCGGACTCCTTCGATACGGTGCTCCGAGGCACGAAGCGGAAACGCTCACGCCAGGGACGCTGGCTCCTTGCGCATAGGGACGAGGTGATACGGGACCTGACGGAGCGCATAGCGTCCGGCACTTTCACCGTGAAGGACTACAGGGAGCGCGAGATTGTGGAAGGCGGCAAGCTGCGCAAGATTCAGGTGCTCTCCATGTATGACCGCATCGGCGTACATGCCGTGATGAATGTCGTGGACAGGCACATGCGCAAGCGCTTCATCCGCACCACCTCGGCCAGTATCAAGGAACGCGGGATGCACGACCTGCTGGCGTATATCCGGCGCGACCTGGAGGAAGATCCTGACGGAACGCGGTACTGCTACAAGTTCGACATCTCGAAGTTCTACGACAACGTGCAGCCGGACTTTGTGATGTACTGCGTGAAGCGGATTTTCAAGGACAAAAGGCTCATTGCCCTGCTGGACGGCTTTGTTCGCATGATGCCGTCGGGCATCAGCATCGGGCTGCGTAGTTCGCAGGGGCTGGGCAATCTCTTATTGTCTGTATTTTTAGACCACTATCTGAAGGACAGGTACGGCGTGCGTCATTTCTACCGCTATTGTGATGACGGCGTGGTACTCGGAAAATCGAAAGCGGAATTGTGGCTCGTGCGTGACGTGGTACACGAACTGGTGGAGCATATAGACTTGGAGGTGAAAGCCAATGAGCGCGTGTTCCCGGTAAGTGAGGGCATCGACTTCTTGGGCTATGTGATTTACAGTTCCAAGCATGTGGAACTGCGCAAGCGCATCAAGCAGAAGATGGCCCGCAAGATGCACGAGGTCAGGAGTAGGAAAAGAAGGCGTGAATTGATAGCGAGCTTTTATGGCATGGCAAAGCACGCCAATTGTAACATGTTGTTTAATAAATTAACAGGCAAACAGATGAAATCATTCAAGGATTTGAAAGTCGCTTACAAGCCGGAGGACGGCAAGAAGCGCTTCTCTGGTGCGGTGGTAAGCATCAGGGAGTTGGTGAACCTGCCCATCGTGGTCAAGGACTTCGAGACGGGCATCAAGACAGAGCAGGGCGAGGACCGCTGCATCGTGGCCATCGAGCAGAACGGCGAGCCCAAGAAGTTTTTCACCAACAGCGAGGAGATGAAGAATATCCTCGCCCAGATTAGAGAAATGCCCGACGGGTTCCCCTTCGAGACCACCATCAAGACGGAGACCTTCGGCAAAGGTAGAACCAAGTACGTTTTCACTTAGAGACAATGCAAAGGACAGAAGGAACCGCCGGTGTAAAACTGATTGAATGCGTCAGCCCGGCAAGAAACAAGTGGCGCGTCCGCTGGGACGTGCAGGAACATGAGGACGGATCTGCCGATTACATGGAGGCGGAGTTCGCCCACAAGCCGACTGACGAGGAAATCAAGGCCGCTGTCATTGGCTGGTATAATCAGCAGACCGACCAGACCATCCTGTCCGGCTTCGAGTATGAGGGCGACCCTGTGTGGCTGTCCTCTGAGAACCAGTTCAACTACAAGGCAACCTACGACCTCGCCGTACAGTCGAATGGTACGACGCTGCCTGTGAAGTTCAAGTTCGGTACAGACGAGCAGCCGAAGTATCGGGTGTTTGAAAGACTGGAGGAACTGGCTGACTTCTACACGAAGGCCATGCGTTTTATCCAGGACACGCTGGATGCCGGATGGCAGAAGAAGGATGCGTTCAACCCGGAAGACTATCGGGATGAATAAACTCTGAAGGAAAGCCCTTGGGGGTGGGCATAAAAAAAGCCCCCAGCCTGTTAAAGTAACGCCAATCACTTATAACAACGAACCCTAATGGAACGCAGCTGGGGGCCGTATGCCTTCCGCTGTTCCATTAGGGATTTTTTCGTTTAATAAGTGATTGGCACTGCAAAAGTACAAAAATTATTTGAAATGACACTATTTGAGATATTAAACTTTAATAAAGAACTTATAGACAGGCTTATTTCGGTCGGTTTTAAGCCCGACGACTGCCGTTACGTGGCACTTTACGCAGACTATATGAAGATGCACGGACGAGGCGAGAAAGTGACGTATATCGTGACTCTGCTCTCAGAAAAGTACAAGGTGAGCGAGCGCAAGGTGTACAACATCATCAAGAAGTTTGAGACTAACTGCACGGCTGGTGCAGTGTGATTTGTGGTAAACTTTCTTTCGTCTCAAATAAGGCTGCTACCTTTGCAGTACCAAATTTTGAGACAATGAGAAAGCAATATCTATCGGCACCGCTTCCTTTCCAGGGACAGAAGCGTATGTTTGCCAAGGAGTACATCAAGGTGCTCCAGCAGTTCCCTGACGGTACGACATTCGTGGACTTGTTCGGCGGCTCTGGCTTGTTATCTCACATAGCCAAGTGCCAGAAGCCGCATTCCACTGTAGTATATAACGATTTTGACGGCTATCGCCAGCGGCTTGAAGCCCTGCCTGTCACCAATGCGCTGCTGGCAGAACTGAGGGAGATTGTGGACGTGCCACGCCACAAGCCCATTCTGGGAGCACTCCGTGAGCGTGTGCTGTCGTGCATCCGCAAGTACGAACGCGACTACGGCTACATTGACTATATCACGCTGTCCTCGTCGATAATGTTCTCTATGAAGTATGCCACCGAGTTTTCGGATCTGGAGAAGGAGACACTATATAATAATATAAGGAAGACCGACTATGAACCGTGCGCTGACTACCTCGACGGGCTGACCATTACCTCCTGCGACTACAGGGAGGTGTTTGAGCAGTACAAGGACGTGCCAGGCGTGGTGTTCCTGGTTGACCCTCCGTATTTGAGCACGGACAGCAAGACATACAAAATGTATTGGAAACTGTCAGACTACCTCGATGTGCTGACGGTGCTTGCCGGACACCGCTTCATCTACTTTACCTCTAACAAGTCTTCTATCGTTGAACTGTGCGACTGGATGGGTAAGCATCCGGAACTGGGCAACCCGTTTGAGAACTGCCAGCGTCGTGAGTTCAATGCCCACATGAATTACAGCGCGTCCTACACGGACATCATGCTATATACGAAAGCCGCTTAAACAACATTCTAATACCGTTTGAACGATGAACAAATACTACCAGATACTGGGCAAGGTTCTGGAGAAAGGAAAGACCCAGACGAACAAGAAAGGAAATATCCGCTACCTGCTCAATGAGCAGTTGTCATTGACCCCTGCCGACCTGCTCGATATATTCGAGAGTCACGGCATAGCCAGAAAGAAACTGAAGAATGAACTGCAACTGTTTATGCAGGGGGAGCGGAATGTAGAACGATACCGCGACGTGGGCATCAACTGGTGGGACTATTGCGGTTCTGTCCTGGTGAACAGTTACCCGACCTACTTTGAGAAACTGCCTCCACTCATTGCGAAGATAAACCGCGAAAAACGCAATAGCAAGAACTACGTACTATTCCTCGGCGAGACCAATGCTGAAAGCAATCAGGCTCCTTGTTTGAGTTTGGTCCAGTTCCAGATTGATGAAGGTGAACTTGTCGTGTCCGCTTATCAAAGAAGCAGCGATGCGAATTTGGGTCTTCCTTCTGATATTTACCATCTCTATTTGATGGCTCGACAAATTGATTTGCCACTCAAATCGATCACGCTGAACCTCGGAAATGTTCATATCTACGAGAACAATATCGAGCGGACAAAGGACTTGCTTAATGGAGCCTGATT